GTCGGGTCTATCGGCGTCCATCCAATATGAGCGCGTTGGTCGTGAGAATCCATCACGATTACCTACAGATACCAGGCGGTCTACCTGGTTGATCCTCATTCCTCTTTCCGACGCTGATTTTGGGCTGATAACCGAGAACGACATAGTTCTCGATGACCTAGGCAAGCGCTACCAGGTCTACGCTGCTGATTTTCAGCCACTTGGCTATAATCTGCACGCCGAACTTCTGAACGTGTGATGCCATGGCCGATGAAACAGACGTAGAAAATACTCTCGTCGGTATCATCGCCGCAGCGTTGTATCCGAATGGAACATCCCAGCCATGCGCTGCCGGCGTTCCCTGTATGGTGTTTCGCGGCTGGCCAACTACCCAGCAGCAGGAAGCATCCAAGAAGCAGAATTTCGTCAACGTAAGTGTTGCTGCCCGCAATGGCGTTGAGCGCAATACAGCACGCTATCCGCTGTTGTGGCAGACCACTACTCCTCCTGTTCATACCCTGACGGTACACGTCAGCGGCAATACGATCACCATTGGCGGTACTGTATCTACGCCGCAGAACGTCATTGCGATCGTTGGTGGATCGGCTTCGCAGAAGTCATTCTCTTACGCCGTTCAGCCTGGCGATACGCTGTCGACCATTGCCACTGGATTGGCAACAGTTATTGCTGCGACATTTGCAGGAACTACATCATCTGGTCCGGTTGTCACGGTTAACTCAACCTTGCCGGTGATTGCCAGGATAGCCTCCACCGGCATACTGAGCCAAGAGGTCGGCCGTCAAGAGAAAAGCTTCCAGGTGACAATATGGGCGCCTCCGTGCGCCACTGTCGGCTCTGATGCGGATGCCTGGCGTACCGCGGTAGTGAAGATCGTTGATCAGACACTTCGCCCTCTAATACGGATTGTTATGGTCGATCAGTTCTACGCTCATATCCGTTATGAGCGGACTATCACCATAGATGCAGCTCAGTCCGAGGGTATATACAGGCGCGATCTGTACTACTGGGTCGAGTACGCCACCACAATTACCAAGACCGGTTACGAGATCGGCATCGCGCAGACTCAGCTTCAAGGCGGCACTCCACCTAATGGTGATTTGCCGCTCAGTGACGATTTCCCCACTCTGACCGACAACAGCTAACTTCTCTTTAAGGAGACCACTGTGTCCATCCATCTCGTTGTCACTCAGCCGTTCGGCAACTTCAAGCGCGGCGATCTTATCGTTGACGCCGACAAGGTCGCCGAAATCATGTCTGGCCCGCATCAGCATTCGGTCGTTCGCAGCATCATGAAGCCCGAGCATCGCTCCGGGGAATTCTTTCGTAATGATGCGCAGAAGAAGTTTGTGAAGCGCTAATGGGTAAGGCCAAGAAGATCGCTGTAGTTGAATGCGACAAGGACCTCTTTATTGAGGTTTCCACGACACTTCAGCACGCGATTACTGGTAAGCCTATTTTCTATAGCGATAGCCTGGTTGATCTAGTCAATCGCCATTGTCCAGAGCTGTATGAGATTTGCAGCGACGCTGGTTTCAGGTTCGTCCCGAGCAACAGCAAGGATGAGCTGATGGAATCTCCGCCTAGCATCTGGTTCGATATCATAGAGATTACTGAGCCGAACTGACAGTTCTGGCTAGATATATTTTCCCTTTCATTTGCCGCCATAGGGCGGCTTTTCTTTTTCAGAGGAATTTAATATGCCTCAGATTGTCCAGCAGGGTCAGGTAAATCTTGCCGCGCTGAATGTTCCTGATCTTATAGTCCAGATCATCCCGCCGCAGCTTCTGATCAATGGCGTTCCCTCCAATATCGTCGGCTTTGTCGGCACCGCCTCGTGGGGTCCTACCAACGTCCCGGTCATTGTTGGTGGCTATCAGGGCTTCACGGCGCAATTCGGCAACCCGGTAGCGCGCAAGTACGATATGGGTAGCGCGATCTATGCCGCTACGCAGCAGGGCGCACAGGCATTCCGTTGCATTCGCGTTACCGATGGTACTGATACTGCTGCCTCGGTTGTGATCCAGTCGAACTGTCTTACCGTCACCAGCATCTACACTGGTGTCGTCGGCAACAACATAAACTTCTCAATCGCCAATGGATCGTTGTCAAATTCTAAGCGAGCTGTTGTTGCTCTTGGCGGGCAGGTTGCTGAGGTCTTCGACAACATCACCCAAGGCGTAGTCTCGTTCGCTGTTACCCCTGGAACATATACTACTTGCCCGACGCTGTTGACCATTGATCCTCCTTCGATCTCGACTGGCACTCAGGCCGTGGCTCATCCGATCCTCTCGGTTGTAGGAACTCCTACTACGGCTAATGCTGGTAGCGGATACGCTGTCAACGATTTGGTCACCCTATCGAATGGTGTGGTCATCAAGGTTTTGACCGTTACCTCTGGAGCTATCGCGACCCTTTCGGTGCAGGATGCTGGCTCAGTCGGGGCTGGTCTAGCAGTTCCTTCCAATCCTGTGGCGCAGACGTCTACCACCGGCAGCGGCACTGGCGCTACCTTCACTCTGTCGTGGGGTTTGGGCACTCCGATCCTGGAGAATGGCGGCAGCGGCTATACCACTGCTCCCACCGTCACCCCTGTTGGCGGTGTCACCACCGGTGCCGGCTCGATGACCGCCACGATCTCCTACTGGACCAATATGGCGAACGCCATCAATAACGGCATCTCCGGTCTTCGTGGTCCCTCGCAGCGCGTCACCGCTGCGGCTGGTGCAGGCACTTCTACGCCAACGCTGGCTGGTCATTTCCTCTCTGGCGGAACTGACGGTGCCAACGCTACCGCGATCGGTGCGGCTGGCGCTCCGGCGCTGATCGGTCAGGACGCTATTCCGCGCACCGGCATGTATGCCATGCGCTCGGCTCTGATTTCGATCGCCGCCCTGGTGGACTGTGACGACTCGACGACCTGGACCACGCAAACCTCGTTCGGCTTGAGCGAGGGCATCTATATGATCGGCACTGGCCCGGTTGGCGATACGATCTCCAATGCAGCCGACGTGAAGGCGACGGCCGGCATCGACAGCTTCTCCTTCAAGTTGATGTTCGGCGACTGGATTTACATCAATGATCCGGTTACTGGCGCGCAACGGCTGATCTCGCCGCAGGGATTTGTTGCCGGTTTCATGGGCAATCAGGACCCGAGCCAGACGCCGATGAACAAGCCGATGTTCGGCATTGTCGGCACGCAAAAGAGCCAGACCAAGATTCAGTACACCAATGCTGACTTGCAGGCCCTGTCGGCAGCCGGAATCGATGTCATCTGTAATCCGAATCCTGGTGGCAATTACTTCGCTCTCCGTCTTGGCATCAACACGTCCTCCGACCTCGCCGTCAATGGTGACAACTACACGCGCATGACCTACTTCATTGCGCGCACCATTGCACATGGTTGCGGCAGCTACGTCGGCCAATTGCAGACCCAGACCGAGCGCTACGAGGCGCAGACCACCTTGGCGGCGTTCCTCGCCAACCTGGAGTTCTTGGGTCTCATTGGTACTCCGGATGGCTCGCCGAGCTATGAGGTGCAGATCAACGACGCTAACAACCCGCAGACGCTGGTCGCTCTCGGCTATCAGACTGCCTACGTGAAGGTGATCTACCTGGCCGTGATCCGTTACTTCATTGTCGACCTCGAAGGCGGTCAGACGGTCACGATTACCAATTCGCTGCCGACCGGTGTTGGCGCCGCTAACGCTGCTGGGCAGGCCCCGACCATTGGCTAATCCGAATGGTGAGGAGTGACCACTCCTCGCCCATTTCCATCATTCGATTTTAAGGATTTACTCTCATGCCCGTTAACGGCTATACGGTTGGTCGTGACGTTACCGTCACGATCTCGGGTGCTGGTGGCAACAACATCATCATCTCGTCGGATCAGGTCACGCACTTTGAAGCGCGCCCTGTCAAGCGTCAGGATTGGGCACGTCCACTCAACCTGCCGCCGCGCCCGCTCTATATGCCGGATGGATGGCAGGGTACTTTCGAGGTTGACCGCGCGGACGCTACCCTCGACAGCTATCAGGCCGATCTGGAGTCGGAGTTCTGGAATGGTCAGAACATTCTCGCCGGCACGCTCCTGGAGACGATCACCGAAGACGATGGTTCGGTCACGCAATACCAGTTCGATGGCGTGATGTACTGGGTCGAGGAACCTGGCGCCTTCCGCGTCGACGGCATTGTTCGTCAGCGCGTGGAGTTCTGCGCCGGACGTCGTCGCCGCACGAGCTAATGGACGATTTCTACGCTCTGAACTAGCGTCCAGAGGCAGCTAATTTCTCCTTGTGGCCTTATACAGAAGGTCCCATGGTATAAGCTGCCTCCATCTATTTTTACGAGAGTGCCCTGCTCTACAGCCTGGCATTCGCCGCCAGCCATGAGCATAACGATCAGCTTTTGCAAGGCCGCCTTGTCATCTTTGACCCGCTCAAGCTGGTCTACGTAGGCATTCTTCAAGCACGCCAAGGCAGTAGTCTTCATGCGTCCCTGCTCTGAGGATGCTGCGGACGCCACCGTTACTGGAAGAAGGATGGAGATAGCGAGCAAGCTATAGGGACGAGCTTTCACTTGGAATGTTCTCCTTTTGTTCTACACACTATGTGAGCGGAACATGGGAGCGGGTTTTTATGCTGTCAAGGAGGTAAAGATGGCACCCAAGGCAACCATGAGAATGGCGGAGGAGACCGCCAGTGCGACGCCGGAGACTCCGGCAATGGACGACAAGAAGCGAGTCAAGACCAGCGACGGTCATACGATCGCGCTGCGCGATCTTTCCGTGTTAGAGGAGATGCGTCTCCTTAAGGTTCTCGGCGAGTTCAACTCCAGCTACTACGCATTTTGCAGTCAGGTGGCCCGAGTTTCCGAGATCGATGGATCGCCCGTGCCTATCCCTAACAATGAGCGCGAGATCGAAACTATCGCTGCGCGTATCGGGCGCCCAGGCGTCGCTGCTCTGATGCAGGCTATCGCTGGGGCGGTCGAGGAAGACGGCGAGAAGGAAAAAGAACAGGTAAAAAAATAGTCGGGCATCCCGCCTTCCGCCAAGTGGTAGCCCTCGTCACCAGCGGGGTGCCGTGGGACATAGTGAAGGGCATGGATCGCGTTGAACGCATGGCCTGGTTGATCGCAATAGGCGAACGCAACGGCGGAGAGTTCAACTACCGGACCTGGCAATGGCGTGAGAAATGATCGACTTCGAGGAGTACGCCAAATTCCTTGCTATCCAACCAGAGTTGGTTCTAGTAAAGATCATAGAGACTGCCGCCAAGGTCGGCGAAGCCGCCAAGGAAATTGCCGCCAAGAAGATGATCGGCCATGAGCTGTCGATATGGAAGCCATTGGACGAAGTTACCATTGAGCGGAAAGAGCGTGAAGGGTTCACCGGGCAGGTTTCCGCAACCGATCCATTGTTACGCACTGGTGAGATGCGCGAATCCATATCATACGAAGTGATCCCCAATCCTGAAGGTGCTACTGTCATTATTGGCTCCAGCAGCAAGCACGCGATCTACCAAGAACTCGGAACGCCAACTATCCCCCCTCGCCCATTTCTCTCCGTCGCTACGGCGGAATCCATACCAGTAGCAGAGAAAGAATTAGGCGAAACTGCGATTACATTGCTGACCCCGAAGGTTTAGTCCACCATGATTACATCCTTCGAGGTCGGGTCGGTATTCACGATCGTCGACAGGGCGTCGCCAGTCATCTCTCGGCTTTCTAAAGAGATGAGCGACTTCTCTGCGATCGTGGCGGATACCAAGAAGAATCTGCAAGGCGTTGGCGAAACTAGCTTCGCCGGCTTGACCAGGAATCTCAAAAGCGCCACTGACCAGGTTGCGACGCTTGCCGGCGCTACCGACAAGGCGATGCAGGGGATTACCTCTGCTACTACGGCTGCATCGGCGGCTATCCAATCCATGACGGCGGCGATGCGCTCTGCCGCCGCGCAAGCCAGGATGCTATCGAATACCAGGATCGGTCCTATGGGCGCTGCGGCGCCGTGGGGCGCCTGGGGTACTGGTCCTAATTCTCCGGTGAGGTTCAATAACGCTACCGGAATGTTTTCGCCAGCCGCGCAGGCGGCAGCGCAGGCGGCAGCTACTCGGTCTATGGGTGGATCGAGGGGTGGTGGCGGACATATGTATATGTCGTCTCCTGGCCTAGAGCTGCCTGGCGGCGGCCGGTTGGGGGCGTTTGTTCATCCCAGTCCTGGTATGATTGGCGCTGCGCTTGCTGGCTACGGCGTCTACAGCGAAGCAGAACTACAGCATTCCATTATGGGAATGATGATTGCGTCTGGCGAACCGCTCGATCAGAGCGGCAATACCGCCATGAGATTGCGCCGGCAGATTCAGCGCACCATGATGCAGACTGGTATGTCGCAGGAGGATGTTTCTGCGGCGGCAGCAAAAGTCATGCTGCAAATGCAGAACCTTCCTGTCAACACGCGCTTGAATTTGCTTCCTGATATTCTGAAGTTCTCGTTCGTAGAACATGAGATGAAGGGCGTCAGTGGCGGTGAAGCCGCGCAATCGTTGGTCGGACTGCTTCATCTGAGCGGCGCCTATAGCGAAGAGCAGTTAAAAAAGCTAGCTCCAGAGATCGCTTTCGCATCTACTCTTACTCCCGCCAGCATGCCACAATTGGAGCGTGCTGCTTCTTACGTGTTGCCGTTCTCCGGCCAGGCCGGTATCGATCCAGGATTGATGCTGCTAATCGCCGCTCAGGCCGAAGCGTCAGGCATTATGA